TCGTCGACACACTGAGAAACTGGAACCAATCGACACCATTAAAACTGCTTGGAAGTGCTATATTCCCGCGGCAGTTACTGGAACAGTATCAGTAGCTTGCCTTATAGGAGCAAGTTCTGTTAATGCCAGAAGAAACGCAGCACTGACCGCAGCGTATACCATTTCCGAATCGACATTGAGAGATTATCAGAAAAAGGTGGTAGAAACAATTGGCGAGAAAAAAGAACAGACTGTGAGGGATGCCGTTGCTAAGGAACGTCTTGAGAAAAATCCAGTTGAAAACAAAGAAGTTATCGTCACAGCAAAAGGCGATACCTTATGTTTCGATGCTGTATCCGGAAGATATTTTAAGTCGGACATCGACAAATTAAAAAAGGCTGAGAATGAATTAAATCGTCAAATGCGAGATGAAATGTATATTTCACTTAATGATTTCTATTATGAGGTCGGATTAGAGCCTATTAAGCTTGGCGATGATCTTGGCTGGAATATTGATAATGGATATATCGATCTGAGATTCAGTTCCCAGCTTGCTACGGATGGAACACCTTGTCTGGTTATTGATTATGGCTATGGTCCGAGGTATGACTTCCGTGGCTTAATGTAAGGTTCGCAGAATTTACAAACACTATTATGGAAGAACCACATATTTCAAATCTGAAAGGAGAACATATTATGGAGAACAACGAAATCATGAACAACAACGAAGAGGTTATCGAAACAACTACTGAGGAGATCGTGAAGGCGGCTTCTAACGGCAGTATGAAGAAAGCAACAACTATTGGATTGGCTATGATTGCAGGTGCATTAACCTACAAATTTGTAGTCGTTCCGGCCACAGCAAAATTCAAGAACTGGCGTGAGAATCGTAAGACGGTTGTAACTCAGCCGAAGGGCGATATCGTCGACGGAGAGTTTACGGATATCGATGAAGAGACAGAAGGGGATTCTGAATAAGAATTGAATCGATGATTCAGACAGAGGGAGAGTACCTATAACAGGGTGCTTTCCCTTTTGCTTTTTAAGGGAGGTGTCCTATGAATCAGTATATGTATGATGGACCGGTTATGGAGTTTGATACCTGCGTTGCGAATAGATGGCAGGGTTCTACATACGCGGCATCCGAAAAGAAAGCCAGGAGTAATCTGGTGTATCAGTTTAAGAAGAAAACAAACCGTATTCCAAGTACGAGGATAACCCTCCCTGGAAAAGTGGTAACGGTTAATTGAAAGGAGATTTAAAGATGGAGGAATACAAATCCAATTCCCATAAATCACGACAGAACCAGAATGATGATATTCCGGAGAAAAGAGTTGAAAAGGTTGTCAGTGGTTCTGTCAAATCGAAGAAAAAGAATTGTCTTCAGAAGATTACAAACGTATTTGTTCCGGAAGATGTAGACGATGTAAAAAGCTATATTTTTGAAGACATCGTGGTTCCGGCCGTAAAAGACATTATCTTGGATGCTGTCAGAGCATTCCTTGGTGTTAGCGGAAACTCAAGGGGCGGGAGATCGTCAACGTCATCCAAGATTTCTTACCGTAAGTATTATGACGATCGGGATCGACGAGATTCGGGAAACGTATCAAGAACACGAACTGGATACGATTACGATGATATCATTCTGGAATCTCGTGGCGAAGCAGAAGATGTCCTGGAAAGAATGGACGAGCTTATTGCTACATACCAGGTAGTTAGTGTCGCTGACTTCTATGATCTGGTTGGCGTTTCTGGCAACTATACAGACAATAAATACGGTTGGACCGATATTCGGAATGCATCTGTAATTCGTGTAAGAGACGGATACATGATTAAACTTCCGAAGGCATTACCGTTGAACTAGGAGGGATATTTATGTACGAATCAGATGATAAAATGGTGTCTCATCCGAGCCATTATCAGTCAGAAACAGGTTTGGAAGTGATCGATGTTATTGAGGCATTCACTTTCGATTTAAAAGGTATCGAAGCGACCGATACTGGTAACATTATCAAGTATGCGTGCCGCTGGAAAAATAAAAACGGCATTCAGGATTTGAAAAAGATCATGTGGTACACGCAGCACTTGATCGATCATTTAGAGAAGAAAGAAAAAATTGAAGAGGAGAATAACTGATATGAAGAAAGAAGAAATCATTAAGAACGTTTCCACGACCTTCAGCAAAGTAAGTGTGAAACTTAAGAAGCATAGCCCTGAGATTCTGGTAGTGGCTGGTGTTGTTGGCACTGTTGCAAGTGCTGTTATGGCTTGCCATGCAACAACTAAGTTGGACAGCGTATTGGAGAAGTCCAAGAAAGATATTGATGCCATTCATAAATGTGCTGAAAATGAGGAACTGGCGGCGGAGTATTCTAAGGACGACGCAAAGAAAGATTTGACTATCGTTTATGTACAGGCTGGTGTAAAAGTCGCTAAGCTCTATGCTCCTGCTGTTGCTCTTGGAACATTATCTATCGCAAGTATTGTTGCATCTCACAATATTCTCAAGAAGAGAAATGTAGCACTGGCAGCCGCTTATGCAACTGTGGATAAGACTTTCAAGGAGTACAGAAATCGGGTGGTTGAGCGCTTTGGCGCGGAGGTTGATAAAGAACTTCGCTACAACATCAAAGCAAAGAAATTTGAGGAAACTGTAACTGATCCAGACAGTGGTAAAGAGAAAAAGGTGAAGTCTACCGTAGATGTAGCAGCACCTTCTACGAACGATTATGCCCGTTTCTTTGACGATACTTGTGAGGCGTACGAATCCAATATGGATTACAACCTTATGTATCTGCGTTCTCAGCAGAATCTGGCAAACGACAAGCTCAAGGCTAATGGATATTTATTCCTTAGCGATGTATACGATCAGCTCGGTATTAAGCGTACTAAGATGAGCCAGACTGTTGGTTGGATTTATAAACCGGAGGGAAATGAAAACGGAGACAACTTCGTTGATTTCGGTATTCTGGAAACCAACCGTGAAACTGAGGATGGCGGTTACGAGAAAGCTATTCTTATGGAGTTCAATGTAGACGGACCGATTCTCGATCTGATCTAATTTTGTGAGGAGGATACATATGCGAAATTGTATTCGTATGGTAATCCTTCCTACTCTTTGCGTATTTGCGATTATTTGCACAGGTTTTGTCTGCTCAGCAGAACTGGTAAATCAGTACAAGTATATCGAAATGCAGCCGACTTTAAAAGCTGAACCTATTGATCCTATTGTAATTATTTCTGAGCAACCCTTAGAGGAAACGGTGTCGGCAGTTGAAATCGAAGAGTATGTGGAGGATACGCTATTGCCGCAGGAAGATATTGAGCTAATCGCTCTTGTAACTATGGCAGAGGCTGAGGGCGAATGCGAGGAAGGAAAACGATTAGTGATCGACACCATCTTAAATCGTGTAGATTCTGTATATTTCCCGGATACAGTGCATGGCGTTATATATCAGGCAAATCAGTTTTCATCCATGTGGAATGGGAGAGTCGATAAGTGTTTTGTGGACGATGATATTTGCCAGTTAGTTGAAGAGGAACTGCAATCCAGAACCAATGTGGATACGATATTCTTCACTGCTGGCGGATATGGAAAATACGGAACACCAATGTTTCAAGTAGGTAATCATTATTTTTCAAGTTATGAATAGAAAGGAGTCCTAAACTATGACAGGTTTCATGGGATTAACATTTTCAGCATTTGCTGGTATTTGCTTTGTTAGTGGTCTAGCCGTTCTTATGGGCGGAAAGGAGCATCACTGATGGATGGCATTGGAAATTTTATATCCATGATGGATTACATACTGGATACTAAGAGAAAAAGACATATCACAGGAGGCATTCTGTTGAGTGCCTCTTTACTTTTTGGTGGGCTTGCTCTCACTGTTATGACAATTCAGAACGAGGAGGACGAAGATGAGTAATAAAGCTCTGTTTTCTTTGGCATTTATCATCGGCACTGTGACTGGTTCGGTAGTGACATGGTATCTGCTTAAAGATAAATACGAAGCTCTTGCGCAGGAAGAAATTGACTCTGTAAAGGAGGTTTTCTCAAGACGTGAGCAGGAATTAAAAGATCAGTCTGTAAAAAAGACTGTTGCTGAAGGTATTAAAGATGCAGACAAAGAAAAACCGGATCTCAAAGAGTATGCAAGGCGATTAGAAAAAGAAGGGTATACCAGATATTCCGATTTTGGGTCGGATGAGGAAGAAAAGCCTGTTTCTGAAGCCGGTCCGTATGTGATTCCGCCGGAGCAATTTGGCGATAATGAAGAGCATGAGCAGATCAGTCTTACCTACTATGCAGATGGTGTGTTGGCTGATGAAAATGATGAAGTAATTGAGGATGTGGAAGATGCTGTTGGAATTGATTCTTTGAATCATTTTGGAGAGTATGAGGACGATTCTGTCTTTGTTCGTAATGATGCAAGAAAGTGCGATTATGAAATTCTCCTTGATCAGAGGACCTATTCCGAAGTGGTTGAAGATATGCCGCATCAGATGGAGGTATGATGACACGGGATGAGCTGAACAATGCATATTTTGACTGGATGTACCAGCTCGTATGTGACGATGAATATTCGCGAGGTTTGTCGTATCGTAAGTTGTTATCTTTGCTTCACGATACAGATTTCACGTATACGATTGCTCTTGATAGCAACCGCTATGACGATGGAATCGATCTTCGATATAGATTCGGAAACGAGCAAGGATACCGGGATAATATGATTGCAAGTTATTTGGATAATCGTCCGTGCAGTGTTTTAGAAATGATTATTGCCCTTGCTATACGCTTAGAAGAGCACATCATGGATGATCCTGACATCGGTAATCGGACAGGTCAGTGGTTTTGGGATATGATAGTGAGCCTTGGGTTGGGTTCCATGGATGATTCCAAATTCGACAAGGCTCATGCCATCGATGTTATTCGGCGATTCCTGAATCGTGACTACGGACGGGATGGCAAGGGTGGATTATTCACAATCGAGCATTGCAGATACGATATGAGAGATATCGAGATTTGGTATCAGGCCAACTGGTATCTCGACAATATCAGATAGGAGGGCGTTATGAGCCATAGTGAGGTATACAAGTGGTTCGAGTTATATTTTCCGCAGTACGCTGGGGATAATGTGGAAACCTGGTTCCAGAACGGAAAGAACAGTATTCGCATCCGTCAGAAGAACCATCAGGAATTTATATTTACGTTCAACAACGAAGGAAATTGGCGGTTTGAGACTGTTGAGAGCTTCATGAACGGATTAAGAGGAGGTAAAAAGTAATGGGCGAAATGCTTACTTATATTTTTAGCAGCTTACGGTCATCTGAGAAAAGATTGGACGTTGTTACAAGAGCGGTCAGTAAACAGCGGAGCTTCAATAAGCAGCTCACAATCTTTGCTGTCATGACAACTGCAAACTTGGTTGTTATGAAAATCGAGCAGAAGGACCAGGCACTGCGTATCAGAAAACTGGAAAAGGAAATCGAGGAACTTAAGCGTCCGGAAGGAGAGTAAAAAATGCGATGATCGACTTTATGGTGA